GGGCTCTGCGACCCCTGCGGCTTGGTGGTGTCGGAAGGACCCGGCGGGATAAGTGTGGCGGTGGTGCAACACTGCGCGGCGGGGTGACGCATACTTCGGGCGATGGGTGACCTTCGGGCTCGGGTGCCGCGTTGGCTGGCGTTGCTGGCGGTGGCCGTGTTGGCGTGGTTTGTCTGGCGGCAGTTCTGGCCGCCTGTCTCCGCCGACACGCCAACACCGTTGCGATACGAGGCCAGCGACCTTGCCACGCGGTTTGCGCGCAACCCCGCAGCGGCCCACGCAGGGATCGACGGTCGGGTGGTCCAGGTCCACGGTCGGGTCCATTTGGTCAGCGTCGTCGGCGGTGCGCCGGTGCTGTCGATCGGCGTGCTAGGGCGCAACGTCGATTGCCTGCTGCCGCGGGACGACATGCGCACCGCGGGCAGGCTTGCACGCGGTACGGCCGTGCAGGTCAAGGGCCGGGTCGTCGCGGTGGGCGACGCGGTCGTGCTGCGCCCGTGCGTGCTGGTGTAGGGCCGTCGGATCACGGTCGCCGCACCCCTACCGACACCCCGCCCTCCTCTGCCCAGAAGCTGCCGTCCAGGAACGGCTGCGCAGCCAGCCAGCGCGTCGCGGCATCGGGGCCATAAGCGGCTGCGATGCGGTCGGCCTCTCGCTGCGCATTCAGGCCAGCGCGGATCGCCGCATCGATCGTCTCGCGCCCCAACGCCTCACGCAGCTCGTCGATCCAAGCCGCCGTCTGCGGCATCGCGTCCCTCATGGATCCCTTCTTCTCTTTCATGTGGATCTGGTCCTTGGAAATTACGCGCGCGTTACGCGCGTGTTACGCGCACAGGCCGCGTCGTTACGCGGTTTACGCGGTTACGGGGGGTCGCACATGCACGCGCAGGCGCGCACATGCGTGCATACGCGCGAGGGCGCGTAAACCGCGTAACGCACGTAACGACGCGGGTTTCGCGCGTAACGGCTCGCGTAACGCGCGTAACGCGGTGGGCGGGGCTAATCACCGTCGATCTCCCCGCCGCCTGCCGAGCGGCAGTACGTGCGCAGCACGGACTCGAAGGCGCCCACGCTCTCGGCCGCCCATGCGCCCTCGCTCACGCCTGGCAGCGGCTGCGTGCCGTGCGGAATCCAGCAGCGCACCGCGCGGCGCCCGTCCACCTCTTGCAGCGCGACCACCTTGTAGCCCAGCAGCGGCGGCGCGGCACCTGCCCCAGCGTGCTCGGCCACCCACCGCCGTATCCCTTCCGTGAATCGCCCCTGCGACGGCGGGAAACGCTCCCCGTTGTGGTCGCACCAGCGCCGGAACGCGCGGTACAGCTGCTCGGCTGAACACACGCGCAGGGGGAGGGGGAGATACCCGCGTGCCCACTCATGCGCGAACCGCTCCTCGGGCTTCCAGCCGGCCTGCACCAGCGACACCTTCGCCGCCGTCAGCAGCGGCTTGGTGTGCGCGTCGAAGTCGCCTGTGCGGTAGTGCTGCAGGTAGTACATCCAGCGTCGCAAGCCATCGCGCGCCAGGAAGTCCCGCACCCGCAGATACAGCCCAGCCTCGTCGGCCAGCGGGGTGTAGACGACCATGTAGCGCCGGTCGCGCTGCTCCAGCGCCAGCGGCTGCGACTCGTTGCTCAGGAAGACCACGTTGCAGTGATTGCTCTCCCACCGCGTCGGCTGCTGGATCTCGCGGATCGGGAACTTCGTCGCCTGCGTCACGATCAGCTTCAGCCGGTTCTTGTTGTGGTACATCTCCTGCCTGCTGACCACCTCATCGCCGATGATCGCCAGCTTTTGCGACAGCCAACCGTTGAACTTGTCCTCGAGCTCCACCTGCCCCACCGTCACGCCGTAGCGCCCGTACAGGTCGCGCCACGCATCCCAGTAGAGATTTTTGCCGGTGCCCTGCGGCCCGTGCATCACCACGGCCGTCTGCATCTTGGTGCCCAGCCGCTGCAGCGGCAGCGCCTGCCAGCACAGCACCCAGTGCACCACCGCGTCGACCCCCGCCTGGGTGTCGGCGCTGTCCTTGCACAGGTGGCGCAGCAGGTCCAGCATCGGCGCCACATCGGCCGGCGTGCAGCGCAGCGGCTCCAGCTCCATCCCGGCGAAGAGCTGCACGCACGGCGGCTCGAGATCCTGCCCCGGCTCGAACATCAGCTGCTCGGGCATCACCATGCGCCGCCCGGGCGAGTTGAGCCAGGCCTTGACGCTGTCGCCCGTCATCGCCAGCCGCAGCGCATCGATCGGAACAATCCGGTGCGTCTCCTCGTCCCACGCCGTCTTCGTGCCATAGATCAGCGCGAAGCCCTCCATCAGGCGCGAGTAGTTGCCCAGGTTGATCGTCGTCTTGCGCCGGCGCGGCTTGCCCCCACCCCCCGGCGGCGCAGGCGCGCCTCCATCGGTGGGGGGAGGGGTTTCTGGCATCGGGATGACGTTGTCAGGCGGCTTCATTGAACAAATCCGAACACCCGATCAGCGGCAGCACGTGCGCGATCTGGCGGCGCACCGCCTCCAGGCCCTCGCGCACGTGCAGATCGTTGAAGTCCGTGTCCTTCGGCCCGCGGTGGCCGGGGCGGAAGTAGGGCCACGTGTAGGCGGCATCCGGCACCGCCCGGGCCGTCTTGTGCGCTGCCGTGCGGCCCGGGTTGCCGCGCGTGCGCCAGTCGTCGTCGGCGCAGATCAGGATGCGGCTGGCCGGGTACAGCGCCCGCATCAGCTCCGCCACCGGGCGCAGGTTGCCGGCATCCAGCGCCACGACCACCGGCATGCGGCGGCGCACCGCCAGGCGCAGCGTCAGGCCCGTCGCGTAGCCCTCGCACAGCAGCATCGGCATGCCAACCTCCGCCAGGCCCAGCCGGCAGCACACGCCGGTTTTCTGGAAGCCGGCGGTGAAGCGCTTGCGGCCGTCGGGCCAGATCCGCTGCAGCGCGCGCAGCGCATCCTCGCGCGGCGCGTCGTAGCGCAGCAGCGGCACCACGATGCTGCCGTCGGGCAGGTAGCGGCAGGCCTCGCCCACGACCTGCTTGCGCGCCAGGTACTCGCTCGAGCCCGCGCGCGCCGCACTGGCCCACAACTGCGCGGCCGACATCGCCGCGCGTGCCGCCTCGGCGTCGCGCGCCTGCTGCGCCGCGGCCTGCTGCTGCTCGCGCTGCGCCTGCAGCGCCGCGCGCTCGTCGTCGCCGATGCCGCGCCAGTCCACGTCGACGCGCCAGGTGCCGCCGCGCCAGTCGCCGAAGCTGCCCGTCGTCACGTAGCTGCCGCCGGCCGTGCGCTGCTCGCGCAGGCAGTACCACTGCCGCTTCCGCGGGCCGAAGCGCACGATGCGCCCGCCGGTGTCCAGCGGCAGCGGCGGCTGGTCGAGCCCGGCCGCTAGCATCTGGCCCACCACGTCCTGGGGTGTCATGCGCGTCTCGCACCCACCCTCACCTGCGCCCGCGGTCGCGCGGACGGGGGCCTACCTGCGGGGCGGCCCGCCTGGGGGACGGCGTCTGGCCCCGTCTGGCGCCCAATGACGGCATGCGCCGGATACCGCCCCGCCGACCCCAGCCATTCGCCGATGCGGCGCGCGGCGGCGGCGCAGCGGTCGTCCAGCGGGCGGCCGCCCAGCTCGGCGGTGCAGTCGCGCTCGGCGCGCCAGCGGCCGCGGCCGTCGCGGGATCTGGTGCAGCGCGCGATGCAGCGCTGCAGGATTTGCGCGGAGGTCGGCCGTGTCGTCGTCATGCGGCGGGCTCCGAGGAAGAAGCCCGGCCGGGCGAGCCGGCCGGTCGAACGCGCTGCCCGCATGGGAGGAGGGCCATGGGGTACATGGGCAGCGCGGCAACTGCTCAGGCTGTGGTGGGGGACGGGGCGGGCTCGCCCGGCGCCTCCACGCCGCGCGGCGCACGGCGGTCCAGCGCATGGAAGTAATCGAGCAACGGCTGGATCGTGGCGACGCCGGGGTTGTCGCGATCGCCATAGGCGATCTTGCGCGGCAGCGTCTTGGCGACCCCGGCGGCATCCGCAATCGCGGGCCACGCCTCAGGGCCGGCCTCGCGCAACCGGCGCCGGAGGTAGACGATGATCGACTCCATAGGACGACATGGTAATCCCGTTTTCGGGATAACGTCAATCCCAGCTTCGGGACGGCCGCGGCGTCACAGTTACGGCATGGGACGCAGCCCGCGCGACATCTTGGCCGACAACCTGCGTCGCTTGCGGGATGCGCGCCCGCACCTGGACACGCTGCCAAAGATCGCCGCCGCCGGCGGCCCATCGAACGGCACGCTCGACCGCATTCAGCGGCGCGCGGCAGGTGCCAGCATCGACACCCTAGAGAGGCTGGCCGCGGTGTTCGAGCTTGAACCCTGGCAGCTACTCATCGACGGGTTGGAGCCGAACAACCCGCCCCTGGTACGCGGAACCAGCGCGGCCGAGCGCAAGGTCTGGCACCGCATCGACAGTCTGGTGCGCGAATTGGGAGACCTGCGCGAACAGGCCCACTCGCGCCCGCAGGACCTGTCCGACGAATAAAGTGTAACAGTCCCGCAAACGGGATTGACAACATCCCGGATGCGGGATGACACTTCGCCCCATCGGCCCACCCCGGGCCGCGTGGAGGCGAGATGGACCCGATCCTCACCAAGCTGCGCCAGCGCCTGGAGCGCTGGGAACTGCAGCACCTGCGCGACCACGCGCGGCAGCTTTCAGACCAGATCGACGACCTCGAGGACCAGCTCTCTCAGGCGCGCGGCCTGGCCGCGGACGCCGAAGACCGCGCCGAGTTCTGGCATCAGCAGGTCCTGCAGCTGCAGGAAGACCTGCGCGAAGACCTCGCCATCGGCATCACCAAGGGCGGCGAGCTCGGCATCGCCTCGCGCCCGACGACCAAGCAAGCCGCGGCCAAGCCCGTCGTCAAGGCCGCATCGAAACCAGTCGTCAAGGCGGCCGCGCAATGAACCGCCTTCCCGAGCACCGGCGCGTGATCCACGCGTGCACCTGGGCGCGGTCGTGGCGCCCCGCCGACTTCGACCCCATAGAGCGCTGGCCGCGCCGTCGCAGCCGTTGGGAGACCGCGGCCGACATCGCCCTTGCCGTCGCCATCGGCGTCGGCCTGGCCCTTTGGATTTGGGAGGCGATGGCATGACATCCGCTCCCCCCCGCATCCCGCGCCACCGCCCGATGTTCGCCGACACCCTGCCCGCGCCGCATTGCAGCGGCCCGTGCGCACAGGGCCGGCGCGCGTTCCCCACGCCCGCAGCCTGCCAGTGCGGCGACGACGACGACACCGGCCTGCCCGGCCCGGCAATGTCGGCGGTGATCGCGGTGGGCCTTGTCGTGGTCATCGTGGCCTGCAGCCTGCTGGCCGGTTACCTGTCCGTGGTGCTGCCGTGAGCACGGCGCCCGTGTACCGCGTGCGCGGCCCGGTCGTCGCGCAGGACGGCCGCACGGTGTTCGAGGTTGTGCGACGCATCGACTGCACGCCTCGCCTGTGGCCGCTGATGGAGTGCTTCACCGCCGATCTGGCGCAGCGGTACGCGGATGAACTCAACCATGTGCGCGACGAGATCGAGCGCGTGTGGATTTGCTGATGGCCAAGGGCTGGAATTCAGCGGGCTGCGTCGCGTGCGGCGCTCCCCGGTGTGTTCGCACACCTGTGGTCGTGGCTAGGCAGGGCTCGGCGCGGCGTGGCATGGCGCGGCGCGGCAGGGCGTGGCTCGGCCGGGCATGGCTCGGCGGGGCAAGGCAGGGGCTGTTTTCAGCGGCAAGCGCAACCAGCGTTTGCCGGTGGCAACACCACAGGGCATGGCTGGGCTCGGCAAGTCTGGGCTCGGCGCGGCGCGGCGCGGCAGGGCAGGGGCTGTTTTCAGCGGCAAGCGCAACCAGCGTTTGCCGGTGGCAACACCACAGGGCGGGGCCGGGCAAGGCTCGGCGGGGCACGGCATGGCCAGGCCGGGCAGGGGCTGTTTTCAGCGGCAAGCGCAACCAGCGTTTGCCGGTGGCAACACCACAGGGCAAGGCGGGGCAAGGCAAGGCCCGGCGCGGCTTGGCCGGGCTCGGCGCGGCGGGGCATGGCGCGGCACGGCACGGCAAGGCAGGGGCTGTCAGTACAGCAGGCAGGCCATCGGCAGCGGTGGTTTACCTCGTGCACTGACGCACGACCACAGGAGCAACACGATGAAGTCCAAGACCTACACCGTACGCGGCAGCACGCCGTTGATGATGCACAGCGAAAGGCTGGCCAACCCGTTCGACCCGCTCACGAAGGAAATCAAGAGCGTAACCGGCAAGCGCAAGAAGACCGAAGACGACCTGATGGAGATAGCGCGCCTCGAGTGGATGGGCGGCCTGTACCACGACGACGAAAGCGGCATTCATGTCCCCGGCTACAACGTCTTCGCCGCCATCGTGGCTGGCGGGAAGCTGCATAAGCTGGGCGCCGCGATCAAGCGCTGCGCCCTGGTGCGCGAGGACAAGGTCCCGCTCACCTTCAACGGCCCGCGCGACCCCGCAAAGCTCTTCGGCAACAAGAGCTTTGTGGACATCCGCAGCGTCAAGGTCGGCACGTCCAAGGTGACACGATGCCGCCCAATCTTCCGCGACTGGGAGATGACGTTTACGCTGCTGTTCGACGAGTCGTCCCTGCAGGCCGACGACATCACCCGCGTGGTGCGCGACACCGGCGCCATGATCGGCCTTGGCGACTACCGCCCGCGCTTCGGGCGCTTCGACCTGGTGAGCGTGCAATGAGCGCTGCCGCCAGCGACAGGGACGGCATGAAGCTGTATCCCGCCTGGCGGCAGGTCGAAAGCGACCTGCTTGCCCGAGGGCTGAAGGACGGCGAGACGATCCCCATGGACTACCTGCGCGCCGGCTTCGGTGTGGAGGACCCACGCGACCTAAACGGACTGGCGGCAATGCAGCAGCAGATGCTGTTCAACTTCGCGATTGGCGAGCTGTGCCAGAGCCTGCTGGAAAACCATCGCATAAAGCTGCGGCTCGTCGAAGGCGTCGGCTACATGGTGATCCCGCCCAACGAACAAACGCGGCTCGCGTTGAAGGACCGCGGCGCGGAAATCGCAAACGCACTAAACAAGGCCGTGCGCGAGGTTTCGTTCATCCGCACTGAATGGCTGACCGACGACGAACGGAGAGCCAACGCCGACGCGCAGGCCAAGTTCGGCGTTCTTCAGACGATGGTGCGCAAGAAGCTGCAGCTGCCGCAGGTCGACACATGACCTGGCTCCTAACCTCCACCGGCCGCCGCGTCGACCTGCGCCTGGCCGACCCAGCGGCCCTGTCGATTGACGATGTCGCGCATCACCTGGCGCAGCTGAACCGCTTCACCGGCGCATGCCGGCGCCCCTACAGCGTCGCCGAGCACAGCATCCACGTCGTCGCCGTCATGCGCGACGAGATGGGCATCGACAGCCCGCATGCGCTGCTGGCCGGCCTGCTGCACGACGCGCACGAGGCCTACATCGGCGACCTCTCCACGCCGCTCAAGGACGCGCTCGACGCCGAGGACCCTGACCGCGCCTGGCGGCGGGTCGAGTCGCGCGTGCGCGCGCAGGTGCAGCGCCGATTCGGCGTGCGCGTGGCGTCGGTCGGCTACCGCCGCGCCATCCGCGCGGCCGACCTGCGCATGCTCGCCACCGAGCGCCGCTGCCTGATGCCCCCCGGCGGCCCGGACTGGCCGGCGCTGCACGGCATCGCCCCCAGCGACGAGATCTGGCTCGCCGACTACGACGAGCGCAGCTTCGACTGGCGCGACTGGCGCGACCAGTTCCGCCAGCAGCACGCGGGCCTGCAGGCCGCTTGCCGCGCCCACCCCACAGACACCTATCAGGACGACGACGATGCGCTATGAACCGCCCCCGCCCTGCACGATCCTGGCCCAGGCATCCGCCGCCGCCGCGCCCGACATCGCCGACGAGCCGATGACGCTGCTGGCCTACCGCATGGCCGACCGTTTGGTCGTCGCCGACATCGAATGCGAGGCCGTGCGCATCCGGCCCGACTCCGAACGCCTGTGGGACGTGCGGCACATGCTCGACCCCCGCGAAAGCTGCGACGAGGCGATCGACATGGTGCGCGAGGCGATCGCCTACGGCGTGTGGCGCGGCCTGCTCGAGGTGGTGCAGTGGCAGGATCCGGCCAGCGGCACGCCGGCCGTGGTGCGCATCACGCGGAGCCCGGCATGACGCGCCGCGCGCCCGTCAGCGACATCCCTGCGCAGGCGTGGAAGACCGGCATGAACGCGGTGCTGGACATCCTGGAGCGCGCCGGCGGCCGCGGCGCCACGGTGTCGGAGATTGCCGAGCGGCGCGGCGTCAAGATCAGCAGCGTATCCATGAGCATGGCGCGCCTCGCGGCCTACGGGCACGTCGTGCGGCGCGCGCTGGCCTATCACGACCAGCGCTGGTATCTGCGAGAGCACGCGCCGCCGGCATCGGCCGCCAAGCCGAAGAAGATCAAGCCGCTGGCCGTCATCAACGACCCCCACGCCCGGACGACGACGGTAGCAAAGGCACGGCTCGCGCTGCCGCCTGGCGGCGAGGTGATCGTCCCGGCGACGGCGCGCTACACCTACGCGCCGTTCCCGGCCGACCCGCGCTACACGGCCGACCCGACCGTCGCCGGGCGCGGGGCGATCACCGAGGACTGGATGGCGCGGAGGAGGCAGTCATGAGGCTCGAACTGAACACAACCGGGGCGTGGCGCATCGTGCTGCGCGGGCTGGACGAGGTAGCCACGCGGCGAGCGCGAGAGGCGGTCGAGGTGCTCGGCGATCTCGACGACTCGAAGCGGCCCGCTAAATGGCGGATGGTGAGCGAGGCCACCGACCGAGTCATCAGCCGCTGCGAGGGGCCTGGCGGATGGCACCACGAGTTTCTGGGGTCGCGATGATTCCCGTCGGCGAGGCCCGCGAGCTGCGCGGCCGGGAGGCGCTGTGCGCGCTGGAGGACTATTTCGGGCTGCGCCGCACACGCCGCGAGCTGATGGTGGCGCTGTGGGAGGAGCTGCACGAGCGAGAGCAGTGCGCGACGCGCCCCATGGCGCTCGATCCAGTTGCAAACGTGAGGCAGGCGCCAGCGACGGTGCCGGCGTGGGAGATCGCATGAAGTACATCACCCGCGTGACCGAAATCGCAGTCGTGCCAGAGCACGAGATACTGACCAGTGAGTTGACGACGCACGTGCGGATCGTCGACGAGGGGGCCGGCGAGTTCGTCGAAGTGGTCCAGCATGGCAGGGTCGACATCGGGAAAATCCAGATCGACCCGGATGAGTGGCAAGCGCTGCGCGACACGATCGATCAGCTGATCCCGCTGTGCCAGCCAGAGCGGGCGGGAGGCAAGGATGAGTGACCTCGTGCAAATCGCCCGCCAGCGCATCGACGGCACCCAGCGCACGCACTGGGAGGGCTGCGAGCGCGCCCACCCGGAATGTCTGATCCAGCGTATGGCCGACGAGATCGAGCGGCTACGCGCCACGCTGGAACGCCAGCAGCAGAAAGCCTGATGCTGTGTGGAACGATGTTCGGTCTGCTGATTGCAAAGCATCGGTTCTTTGAGGTGAGCTTTGCCCTTCCGCTTTTGATGCCGCCGTGCGACCACAGGGACATTTACGACCCGTGGCACGGCGCAGGCCGCACGGCAGACAAGATGCGCGAGGCGCAAGGGACGCCGTGGATGCCAAGTTCGGGCGGGGCATCCCGCAAGCGCGGGGAAACCGGCGACACGAACAACGCGATACCGCCAGCGTATTCGGAATTCCTCGGCACGCACGCGCTGGCTGTGCTTGCGAGGCATAACGGTGAGGTAAGCAGGTGACAACGGCGCTACAGACTGACCCGGAGTGCGACGGCGTGGCCGCCGTTGGCACTCTGCTTGACCGACGTGTTATGCGTGGCGCTGTTGGCGCACCACGGCGGCCCCTTGTGCGCTACCACGGTGGCAAGTGGAAGCTGGCGCCCTGGATACTGCGCCACCTGCCGCAGCACCGCGTGTACGTGGAGCCCTACGGCGGCGGCGGCAGTGTGCTGCTGCAGAAGCCGCGCAGCTACGCCGAGGTGTACAACGACCTCGATGGCGAGATCGTGAACCTGTTTCGCGTGGCGCGCGACCAGGGCGAAGCGCTGGCCAGCGCCTGCGAGCTGACACCATTTGCCCGCGCCGAGTTCGACCAGGCCTATGAGCCCGCCGGCGACCCGCTGGAGCAAGCCAGGCGCACGCTGGTGCGCAGCTTCATGGGCTTTGGCAGTGCCGGCATCAGCGGCCAGGTGACAGGCTTCCGTTCAAGCGTGACCCGCAGCTACACGACGCCTGCCAGCGACTGGATGAACTACCCGGCGCACCTGCGCGCGGTGGTGCAGCGCCTGCGGGGCGTGGTGATCGAGAACCGCGACGCGCTGGACGTGATGAGCCACCACGACGGCGCAGATACCGTGCACTACGTGGACCCGCCCTACGTGCACAGCACTCGCGGCATGCGGACGCGCGCACCGGCCTACCGGCACGAGATGAACGACCAGCAGCACCGCGCGCTGGCGACCCACCTGGCGGGCCTGCGCGGCATGGTGGTGGTGAGCGGCTACAGGTGCGACCTGTACGACGGACTGTTCGACGGGTGGCAGCGCATCGACGCTTCGGCCCATGCAGATGGAGCGCGTGATCGAGTGGAGAGCCTGTGGCTATCGCGGGGATGCCCGCAGGCCGGGCTGTTCGACACGCATAACGCCCGAGGTAACGCGCCCGGCACGGCGCGCACTGACTGACCCGGAGCGAGATAGAGCGGCCCGCCGTGGCGGGTCGCGTTGACCGAAGTGTTAGGCAGCGCCTGGTGGCGCACAAAGGACAGACATGAAAGAGCTACTTGGCCACGCAAGCAACCTGATTCTGGCGCCCGACTTGGACGCGCCGCCAAAGGTAAAGGCGCGGATTGAGCTGGTGCTGATTTGCAGCGAGCCGCGCTTTGGCTACGGGTTGGAAGGGCTGACGCGCGACCGCGAGGTTTCGAGTATGCGCCTTCTGGCGGGGCACAAGGCCCTGCGCGAAACGGCCCAGCGGCTGATCGAGCTGGCCGACGAGGCCGAGGCGCTGGAGAAGACGATGAACGATGCGACGGCGGCGGCTGTTGGCGCTGCCTAACGCAGAAATAACCGGCTCGCCGAAGGCGAGTCCGGGTTGATTGACGAGTTAGAGCGATGGCAAAAAAGAAACCGACATTGGTGCAGATTGAATGGCGCGACCCCGCAAGCGATTGGCCGTGGTTTTGGTTGCTCGCAATGCGCGGCGAATGGCTGCACCTACAAGGCGCTGACTACCCAGACGGCAGCGCAAAGCACGACGGTGATTGTTTTTTGGTGCATAAGTCGGACGTGCGGACTATGCGCTCTAACGCAGAGCTAAGGGGCCGGCCGCTCGCGGACGGTCCCGCTTGAGCGCCGGGTTAGGCGCGGGAGATTGAGGAATGGGAATTACTGGTGGATTTGGCACCTTGATTGACCTTGTGACCGGGAGGCCGCGCCGCTGGTACATGCGCGCCGACGGCATAAAGCGATGGATAAGCAATGACCAGCCGTGTGATACAGCCAACGAAAGTGACCTGTGGCGCTGTACCAAATGCGGGCGAGTCGGGCAAGTAGGCCGATGCTGCGGGGATGAGACTCGCAAGCCTGTGCGCTCTAACGTGGGAGCTAAGCGGCGTGACGCCGCAGGCGGCACGTCCGCTTGAGCGACAGGTTAGGTTTCACTGGTGGCGCGCAAACAAGGGATGAAGATGGCTGAGAAAGTAGTGATCGGGAACGCGGAACTGTGGCACGGGGACTGCCGCGAGGTGCTGCCGCTGCTGCCGCGCTTTGATGCCGTGGTGAGCGACCCGCCCTATGGGATTGGCTATGCCCGCGACTCGACGGCAAGCGCCGGGTACAAACCAGACGGCACGCGGACATGGGGCAAGGCTGCGGCCCCGATACACGGCGACGATGCGCCGTTTGACCCTGTGGCACTGCTACCGCTGGCAAAGCGCGTGATCCTGTTCGGCGCTTCGGCCTACGCCAGCAGGTTGCCTGATAACTACGGCTGGATCATTTGGGACAAGCAGATTGTGGGCAAGTGGTCGGGCGGCGACTGTGAAACCGCGTGGACAAATTTCCTCGGCTCAAACCGCGTACACCGCCAGCGGTGGCAAGGCATCCAGCGCGGCGGCGAAGAGTGCCCGTTTTTGGGCGGCGGTCTAGAGCACCCGACACAGAAGCCGGTTGCCCTGATGCGCCGATGCTTGGAACTGGCCGGGTTTCCCGCGCTGACGTTTGACCCTTACATGGGATCAGGCAGCACCGGAGTAGCGGCGATGAACCTCGGTCTGCGCTTTGTAGGCGTGGAGATTCATCGCCCGTACTTCGACATTGCCTGCGAGCGCATCAGCCGCGCCCAGGCCCAGGGCACGCTACTGCCGCCAGAAGAAGCGAGACAGCCTGTGCAAGAGGGGCTGTTGTGAAACCTAACGCAATCTAGGGCGCAAAACTGCGCCCCTAACCGGATAGTGGCGCACACCTGCGCCCATAACCGCCTCCGCCGCAGCGCCCTCATGCTCACCGCCGCCCAAGTCGCCAACCAGCTCGGCCTGAGCGCGCGCGCGGTCTATGATCTTGCCGCGTCCGGGCTGCTGGCCTGCTACCGGCTTGGCGCGGGCGGCGGGGCGCTGCGGTTCGCCCCGGAGGACATAGAGGCGTACAAAGCCCGATGCCGATCTACAAAGACAAGCGAACCGGCCGCTGGCGCTTCGACTTCGACCGGCGCATCCGCGGGGGCCGCGTTCGCCGGCGCGTCCTTCTGCCGGCCGGGTGGACCCGCGCACAAGCAGACGCCTACGATCGCCAGGAAAGCGCGGCCCTGTACGCGATCGCGGCCGGCATCGCAAAGCCTAGGCACGACATCGATACGGCTGTCGGTCGTTACGTCCGCGAGCGACTCCCAGGGCTGAAAGCGGCCGCAAACACCGAGCGCGAGCTGGAGTCCACCCGCGATTGGTGGACCGGCCGGCCGATCGAGCAGTTACCGACAGTCTGCGCCGAATACGCCGCCGACCAGCACGGCGCGCTGGCGCCGGCCACCATCGCAAACCGCATCGCCTACCTGCGCGCCGCCTGCCGATGGGCGTGGCGCGTGCACGGCATGGCCGACACGGACCCGGGCGCGCGCGTCGTGCAGCCCAGCGTGCGCAACGCGCGCGACGTGACCATCAGCCGCGCGCAGATGGTCGACTTGGCGCGCGCCTGCCGGCACCGGGGCGTGCGCGCCGTCATCCGCATCGCCTACTGGACCGGCATGCGCGTGGGGGAGATCCTGGCCGCGCGGCGCGCCGCCGGCGCCTTCATCTTGCCCGACACGAAGAACGGCAGCCCGCGCATCGTGCCCGCGCTGCCGATCATCAGCACGGCCATGCGCGTGCCCATGCCGCGCCGCAGCGAAATCGACTACTACTGGCCCCTCGCGCGCACCGCCTGCAAGCTTGACCACGTCCGGCTGCATGACCTGCGTCACAGCGCGGCGACGGCGATGGTCGACGCAGGCGTCGACCTGGCGACCGTCGGCGCGGTGCTGGGGCACAAGAGCCACGCCAGCACCATGCGCTACGCGCACCACGGCACGCGGCGGCTGGCGGACGCACTGGCGTCTATCAGGCGGCGGTCGTGATGGCCGGACGGAGGGAATCTCCCCACGGCATTTCCCACGATCTGGAACGACGCTATAAGTTGTTGATTTTATGGAGGCGCGACCCGGAGTCGAACCGGGCTGGACGGATTTGCAACCCTTTGGCGCGCTCCATGCGAGCCGCGCGTCATAGGTGCGCGCCTCGTGCGTTGGCCGCTTTGGTGGCGCGAACTGCGATCAGGTGGGCGAAATCTTCCCCACCCTCTACCGCCCGGACGGCCCCGCCGCGGCGCCTGCCACGCAGCGGCGCACAGTGCGGTCGCTGACGCCGATCACGGCGGCGTGTAGGCGGATTGGGTCTTGACGACCATCCACTGCTTCATGTCGCCGTAACGCACGTAGTTAGCTGTAACGTCAAATGAATATAGGGGCGTGGTCCCATAGAATCCGCCAAACTTGGTCGCCGTGCCTGTCAGGTCGAACGGTAGCGGCTCCCACAATCCGATCTCGTCGGTGGGCGCCGGGAACGTCGTATATCCTCCTGATAGCGTCGGAACGGCCCAGTCGATGTAAACGTCTATGCGGCCGCCATCCGGTCCGTATGACTCGATCGCGTCGGGGCCAAATACTACGTACCAGCCCCCGCCGAGACTGCCTCGACCTAGCTCGTCAAGGTCGCTAGGGTCGCTGTGCCAGTCGCGCAGGTTCCACCCGCGCGGGCCGCCCTCCGGCGCGTGCGTACGATAGTCGGTGTAGACGTACCAGCGCTGTAGCGGCGAGATCGGATCAGTGCCCCACTCGACGCTAAGCGTCCGACTGGCGGCGCTGCCGAACAGGCCAACCTCCTCCCGCATCGACGCCTGGGCGGAGGCGGTCGGGTTGTTGACGTGCAGCAGGCCAGCGCGCAAAAGCTGCGACGAACTTCCTTCGTGCGTGATTTCGCCCTCCGCTAACCAGTACGCCTGCGCTCCGTTGCGTGACACCGCGCCGGCGAACCCGATCAGGAACGGTCGCGTCCAATCCTGGGCGTCGAACCCGACCAGCACGCTGTCGCCCGGGACAAAGGCGTAGAGGCTCAGGACGATGCCCTGCCCGCCGTCATAGCGGATGTCGGTGATTGTCAGCGTGTTGGACTGGTTGATGCCGAGATGCAGTCCATATGCCGCGTCGTCCGCTAGCGCGACCGTCACGCTAGGGGCATGGACATCGACCGCCGTTACCGTGGCGACGCGGTATGTCGGCTTGAATTTCTGCCAGCCAGGCAGGATCGCCGCGTTGAGGAAAGCCTGTTCGGGCGTCATCGTCTGCCGCGCGCGCATCGTGCCGGACGGGATGTTCGTCGAGCCCGAGACGAACGCTTGCTGCGGCTCGCCATTGGCCTCCATCGTGGCGACCGACATGCCGACGCTGAAGACGCCCCCCAGCGAGCCGCGGTGCATCACGTCCGTAGCCGGGACCGTGACCGATGGCTCGAACGTGTTCCACCGAGCGATTTCCCGCAGCACGTTGGCGTCGGCGTGCTGCAGCGCCGTCAGCTCGGTGCGCGCGAGCCGCGTCGTCGACTGCAAGGCCATCCAGGTTTGCTTTGCTGCCTCCATCGCCGTCAGCGCGGCATCGATCACTTGCGCATCGGCCTCGGCAAGCAACGCTGCCGCGTAGGCGTCCGTCGCGGCACGGTAGTCGGCCGCTGCGGGCGCTTCTGCGTCCTCCGCGGCGGCCGCCGCCAGCGTCGCGGTCGCGATGTCCAGCGTGAGCTGGACGTGACGCGCATTCAACGCGTCGAGCGCCGCGGCTTTTTCGGCGGCGCCTGTGTCGTACTGGACCAGGACACTGCGCGCGCCTAGCACGCTGACGATAGTCGCGACCGCCATGGCGTGCGGCTACAGCGCGGCGGACGCGACTTCCATCCAACTGTCGCTTGTGCTGACGTAGTAGTTGATGGTGTCGGCGACGAACGAGGTGGCAGGCAGGTGCGCGCGCTGCTGCGGCCGTAGCAGCCAGTCTATGCTGCACCGCACGCGCAAGCTGGTCGACGAGGTGTAGATGGTGCGGATCCCGCTTAGCGTGCGGTCGTTGGATGCGCTGGGGTCGTCGTCGGCCGGCACGCCTGCGGCGTAACCCATGAGCGTCGCCGTGTGGTTGTACCCACCCTGCGCGACCGATACCGCGTCGACAGGTGCGCGCGCCATTTCCTGTTCGATGGTGATCTCCCCGAGCTCTGCCACGCGCGAGATCACGAACTCCGTTGCGACAGCCGCGCCGTCCAGATAGGGCGCCGCGGCAGGGATGACACACTGCACGTAGCTAGCCGAGTCAGTGCGCAGCGTCGCCTGCCATGACGAGATCGGCACGCGCAACGTGCCGCCGGGCGTGAGCATGTCCATGACGTAGCGCGCTGGCGCCGCCGCCACCAGCGGGCTGCCGGTGTAGTCTGTATGTCCGACCGCGGACGGCGCCGCCAGCGGCGACGGCGCCAGCGCCCAGCCATAGAGCGTCGAGCCGATCACCACCGCGGCGCCGAGCGGCGATGCGGCCGCCGCGACGCCTGCGCATCGGACCGTGCCGACTACCTCGGCCTGGTCTAGCGGGCTGTCGGCCGACGCCTGGCCGATCGGCGGGCCGAGCGTGTAGCCGAGCACGGCAGGCGATGCAAGCGGGCCGTCCAGCGTGATGATGCCGGCCGGGCTGTCGGTGCCGAACGCCTCGGTCGCCGGGGTGTAGTTGGCGGTATAGCGCGCGATGCCCTTGGTGATGCGCAGCTCGTCGATATACGCGCCCAGGCTGTCGCCCAAATAGTGGAATCCGATGTAGACGCCGCCTTGCGCGATGTCGAACGCGGCGGGGCTTTCCGCGCCCGTTGTCACGCCGTCCAGAAAACAACGGAACGCCCCGCTTGCGCGTGTGACCGCGAACGCGTGCCACGTGTTGGCCGTCAGCGTCGTGCCGGTTGGCTGTGCCAGCCACTCATAAGAGCCGTTCGCCCGTGATCCCTGCAGGTCCAGGTCGACGGCGGTTGAGCTTGCGTTGGCGACGTAGAACGCGCCCTGCGCTCCGTCCTCGCCGATCTGCACGGCTACCGCGTACTGCCCACCGTAGCCAGACGCGGGCACGCGAATGCGGAACTCGATCGTGAAATCGTCGGTCCCGAGGTCGAACGCGGCATGTGACGGGATCGACAGGTAATGCGAGCCGCCGCCGGCCAGGTACAGCGACGCGCCGCCGAATACGCTGTGCGTCGTGCTGATCTGCGCGCTGCCGACTGCAGACGGCGTGTGCGCGTAGCTGCTGCGGTCTGTAAATGTCGTCGAGCCGTTGCTGCCGTCGAAACTCAGCAGCAGCGAGACGTTCGCGAAGTAGGGGTCGGCGGCCATTGGGCAGCGCGTTGCCTAGGCTGGCGCGTGATCACCCTATCGTCGCGCTAACGATCTCGAGCGGCGCGCCGGCGATCACGGTGAGGGTGTTGAATACTGCGTAGCCGGACACGGCGCTGCCGCCCTGCTGCGCGGGCAGCGAGAGGTGAACGGTCCCGTCGCTGTCGGTGAACTCGACGTAGGCGATCGTCCCGCTGGCGTCGGCGCTGGCGTCGTTGGTGTCGATCGCGAAGGTCAGCTGCCCGGTGCCCCCGTTGACGCTGCCCGCCGGGTCGTCGAGGATGATGGTGCCGAGCAGCACGTCGCCGGAATCGCGCACCTTGATCAATCCCGCGCCGGCGCCGGCGTCGATCAGGTTGGCAAACGCCTGGTGTGCCGCGACTTTGGCGGCGACGGAGTAGGTGGCGGAACCAGGTGCGGGCATGTGCAGCCTCCGTGGTGGTCAGGATGTGAGTCGCTGTGTGACGTACAGGGTCAGCGTCGACCGGCCGGCGGCGACCTCGAAACGCGACGGCGCCGCCACGTAGACGCCATCGCGCGTCGACAGCGTTAGCGTTGGGTAGGTCTCGACGAGGCGTCGCACGGCGGCGTCCTGCGCGGCGGAGGGCACCCAGGCCAGGACGATGGTTGCGTCTCCCGCGGCAAAACCACCGTCGTTGACGACGACCCCCCCGTCGAGCGTCGAGACCCTGGTCAGCCTGCGGGCCGTTGCGCCAGGTTGGGTGGCGCCGGCGTGCAGGCGAAGCATGACGTGGCCCAACGTGTCGGCGATCAGGGTGGACAGGAATGCGCGCATGGCGTCAGGCCCCAAGCAGCATGGCAAGCCCGTCGGCGTTGACCCGCACCTGGATCGCGCGGAGGATTTCCCACATGAACGCCTCGAGGTGCGGCTGCAGCCCCGCGCCGTCGATCTTGATCAGCGCATCGCCGCGGTCCATGGCGCGGGTTTGTGCCTCGAGCTGTTCGATCGTGGCGCGCGTCAGGTCCTTCTGCAACTCGGCGGCTTCCTGGCGCAGTTTGTTCTCGATTTCGAGCTGTTGTTCGATGACTTCGAGAATCTCGAGGCCGTAGAAACCCTCGACGGCGCCGAGCGCGCCCAGGGCGTCGCCGATGACTTCGCCAGTGCTTTCCATTGTGGCGTTCAGCGATTCGAACGTGGCTGTCACGATCTTCGCATTGGCCTCCAGCTGCGCGATGTCCAACTGGACCTTGAACTCCATGAACTTGATTCGCTCGTTGCTGGCGATCTTCTCCAGTTCGATTTCTGCTTCTTTGACGTTTTTGGCCAGGGTGATCAGCTGATCGTTGGTGAGGTCTGTTTTTTTGCCCAGCGCCGTCATGACATCGGCGGATGTGGCGAGCTTGCCGGACATCGTCTCGGTCGTATCGGCCAGCGTCTTGCCGGCGCCTGCGGTGGCGACCAGTCGCTGCTCATAGCCGGTGATCTTGCCGGTCGCGGCGTCGAGCACGGGCACGATCTGCATCGTGTAGGTCGTCGCCTCTTTGGTCGCTGCCCCGGCCGCGGCGGTGCCGTCGGCCAGCTTTTCGCTGGCGACGGCGGCGTCGATCATTGCCTGGTTGGCCTCTTCGTAGGGGTTGACGGCATCGGCGGCGGCGGCACTGGCGTCCGACATGGCCTTGCCGGCCGCGACCCAGCCCTGCGTTGCCTCGTCCCAGACGACGGTGCCGTCGTCGATCAGCTTGGACGCCTCGTCGATGGAGCCGACGGCGATGCCTGTGGTTTCGGCGAAGCGCTCGAGCGTGTCGGCGGCGCGCTCTTGTACGCCCTCGGCCGCCTTTTGCGCCTTGGTCAGCGCCTCTTGGGCGGTTTTCCAGTCGAGGATTGCGGCCGCCAGTTTGAGGATCTGGTCCGCGGCGAAAACGCCGGCGGCGGCTGCGCCAGCAGCCGACAGTGACAGGGTAAAGCCTGGAAGTATTCCGACCAGCGACTTGATGGCGCCGAGCAGGCTCAGGCCCTGGTTGGCGACCATGAGGCCGACAAGGGTCTCCAGCGCCGGGAGCACGCCGTTGATGCCGCCCAGCAGCAGGTTGAATTGCGTGACGGCGCCGCCGATGTTGCCGGCGAAGGTCAGCCAGTCCAGGTTGGCGCCGTCGATCTCGCTGCCCATGTCGACCAGGATGCCGAACAGCGGCTTGAACGACTCGATCACGCCGGCCGTGAAGTTGCTCAACCCCAGGAACGCTGCACCGGCAAGCTCGATTGCCTTGGTCAGGCCGTCGACGGTGGTGATGTCGATGCCGGCGAACAACGTGTCGAAGGCGGCGATGACGGCTTCGATGCCTTTCTGGAAGCTGCCGAAGTCGGCCTGTTCGAGCGCGGCCGGCAGGTTCTTGGCGACGGCCTCGACAGCGGCCTGCAGGTCGGCGAAGACGCTTTCGATGTAGGCGACGAGCTCGCCGAGTCCGCCCTCGGCGACGCTGGCGGTCAGGGCGTTGAAGATTTCCGCGACGGCATCGGCCATGCCGCCGAACTCGTCGAGCAGCGGGTCGCCGATGGCGACCAGCAGCGCGGTGAGCGAGTTGGCGATCTTTTGGCCGCCCAGCTCGACACTGCCGGCCATTTTCGCGAATGCCTCGTCCGTCGCGCCGGCGACGTCCTGCATGCTGGCCAGGGTCTTGGCGAAGGCGTCGGCCTGCGGGCCCGCCAGTGTCGCGGCGGCGGTGAAGCCGTTGATCGAGCCGAACAGGATTTTCATCTGCTCGGCGTTGCCGCCCGTCTTCTCGGCGACGGTTGCGAGCAGCCCGGCCAGTCCGTCGGCTTGCAGGCCGGCGGCGTTGAACTCGATCCCGAGCTGCTCGGCGAGATCGGTGGCCTGCTGGCTGGGCGCGATGATGTTGCCGATGGCGGCACGCACGGCCTCGATGCTTTCGGCCGGCTTGATGCCCGCGGCAGTAAGCGTGGCAATGGCGGCGCCGACCTCCTCGATCGGCACGCCGGCCAGTTTGGCGACCGGCGCGACTTTGGCGAACGACTCTGCGAGGTCGTTCATCGAGATGTCGCCGTCGTCGATGATCGCGAAGAACACGTCGGAGAGCTTGCCGACGTCCTCGACCTCCATGCCGTAGCTGTTGAGGGTGCTGACCAGAACCTTGGTCGTCGACGCGAGGTCGGCCTTGGTGGCGACGGCGAGTTTTTCGGCGGCCGCGACCAGGCCGATCGAGTCGGCATAGTCGACGCCCGAGCCGATCGCGGCGCCGAGCGAATCCATGATGGCGTCCAGCGCTTGGGTGCTGCCGCCGGCATAGTCGAGTATGGCCTGGCGGAACGTGTCGAGCTGCTCGTCGGACGCGTCGATGATGGTGCTGAGCTGGCGGAACGCGGCGTCGAAGTCGCCCGCGACCGTGACGGCGAAGGTCGTCATGGCCAGGCCGGCTGCGAGCAGCCCGGCCTCGAGCTTGACCGCACCGACGCTGATGTCGGCGATCGGCTGGGTGACGTTCTGCAGGCTGGCGGTGAACTTCTCGGCGTTGCCGAGCGCGGCCATCGTCGCGGCGCCGGTCTTGTCGACGCCGTTGAAGATGAGATCGATGGTCTGCTGCGCGTCGGCCATGTCGGCGCCCCGGGCCTAGTTGCGCTGGCGGCTGCGTCGCTGGCGGTCCTCGTACCAGCGGGCCCATAGTGCGGTCTCGACCTCGGACAGGCGGCCCTCGGGGAAGAGGTCCGGCCGCACCTCGAACAGGAAGCGGTTGCGCTCTGAGCACAGGGCCATGGCTGCCCTTACGGCGGGGTCGGCCCAGAGCGCCGCGGCTTTCCCGGCTCGCAACCCTGGCCCGTCAGGTTGACGATGGCGTTTGTCAGGGCGTAGAAGACGCTCGGGAACGACTCGGCGAGCTTGACGGCGACCTCGCGGTTGGCGCTGCCGAGCTCGGGGCTGACGGCGCCGGCGGTAAGCATCTCGATGCGCCGGCTCACGTCGGCCGGCACGTCGGAGTCGCTCAGGCCGAGGCTGCGCCGGAACGCGGCGGCCTTGTCGGCGGCGTCGCCGGCCAGCGCTTCGATCATCGCGCGTACGTTGTCCAGGCCGCTGAGCGCGGCCTCGTTGGCGCGGGCCATTTCGGCCGCGGTGAGGCCGCGCACGACCCAGACCGGATCGGCGTCGCCGAACCAGGTCTTGAGCAGCGGGACGTCGATCGACGCCTGCCGGGGCTGTAGCGCGGCCTGCAGGAATCGCTGCAGGTCCATGGCGGGAACTGCCTGCGCTTAGGCCAGGACGTCGACCGACTCGACCCGCGGCGTGACGGTACAGGACGCCTGGAAGGTGCCGCCGCCGGCCGGGAAGGTGCGACTGACGCCGAACACGCCCTGCGTGAGTTGCTTCGGGACGCTCTTGTCGCGGTCCGGTCGGAATTCGAACCAGATTTCGCGGCCCTTCTGCGTCAGCACGCTGTCGGTGATGCCGTCGCGCAGCACGGCGGTGAAGCTGGCCTGGCCGAGCGAGCTGCTGGCCGAGCCGACCGGGCCGTCGTAGGTGCTGGTGCTGCTGATGCTGTAGGTGGCCTCGGCAGGGACCCAGTCGGACGTGTTGGCGATCGGCGCGAACAAGGGCGTCGCGCCGCGCATGTAGACCAGCTTCGGCACGTCGCCGGTGTGGATCGCGTCCAGCGCGACGGCGAACGTGACCTCGCCGGTGGCGTAGTCGAGTTGGTAGACCGGATAGTCGCTGCGCTCGACATGCAGGCCTGGGACGGTGTAGATCTGCGCCGTCGTCAGCACGGCCGCGGCGCTGGTGGTGACGCGGACCTGGCCGATCTCGATGCTGCCTGTGGGGATGTAGGGCGGGCCACCGGCGGCGCCGCGCGTCTCGCTGAATGTCGTATCGGCGCCGTCGGAGCCGGCGACGGCCGCGATGGCGCCGGAGCTGTTGATGGTGATGCTGTTGATCTTGGCGACGTTGCCGGCCGGCCTGGTGATGGCCACGCTGCCGGCGCTGACGCTGATGGTGCCGTTGGTGTCGGCGCCGCTGACGGCGGCCATGCTGGCGGTCAGCGCGGCGACGGCGACCGTGTTGTTGCTGGCGTGCGGGGTCAGCGCGCCGCCGGTGAGCAGCCCGTAGGGCGCGACGACCGGCTCGTAGCCCGACGCATTGCTGACCGGGCTGAAGGTGGCGGCGAAGGTGGTCTGGTCGCCGCTGTCGGTCAGGGCCTCGAACGGGTAGGCGGTCTGGCCGGCCTCGTAGCGGATGATGGGAGCGCCCATGGTGCGTGTCCTCTGCGGTGTGGGGGGTGGGTCAGGTGGGGGCAGCGGTGGCGAGTGCGCCACGGGCGTGGCTGTAGCGCACGCGGAATGTTGCTTCGGCGAAGACGAGCGCGCCGGCACCGATAGCGATGCCGCCGCTGGTGTAGTCGACGCCACGCGCCAGGCCGCCGAAGGTTTCGTCGGCGTGCATGGCAGCGACGATTGCGCCGAGCATTTCGTGCGCGTGCGCGCGCATGGTGTCGCGGTTGGTATTGGCTGCGGCCTCGGCGCGGGCGATGGCCAGCGGCATGGTCGCGTTGTGGGTGTCGAAGCTGGTTGCGACGTCGTCGACGCCGTCCTGCACGATCGTCACGGGCACGTCGCGCTCGTCCTCAGGCGGCGGAATGCCGTACTCGCCGCCGACGGCGGCGAGGATCGCGTTGAGCAGCTGTTCGCGGATGACGGCGGGCATGGCGTTTGCGCGGTCAGACGCTCGGCTGCGGCGGGTATTTCTTGGCCAGGATGTAGCGCATGGCGTCGATCAGCTCCTCGCGGAAGATCTGCTGCGCTTGCGGGGTGACATCGCTGCGCACGTCGTCGAAGACCTGGCTGAGCGATGGGCCGTGGAAGACCTTGACCTTGCGCGTGCCCGTCAGGCGGGCCGCGATGCCGATGTTCTGGCCCTTGTTGAGGACCATGTAAAAGGGCTTGTTGCCTGCGGTGTCGGGCCCGCCTTCGACGACCTGGGGCGAGCCGGTTGGCTTGACCTTGACGCGGATGCCCTGTGGCGGCACCGACGGGGGACGTATCCATCCGACCTTGTCGCCGGCGATGAGCGGATCGGTGCTGAAGCGTGTCAGCAGCAGGCCGCGTTTCTGGGCGCTGATGCGGCCGCTGAGGGCTTTCCGAGTGGCCTTGATGATCGTCAGGCGCTCGCTGACGTAGCCGGCCTTGAGGCGGACCTGCTCGCGGATCAACCTGCTGCTGGCGGTGCGGGTGCGCGGCGTGGTCTGGTTGATGGCCACGCGCAGCGCCTCGTCGGTATTGCCGCCGATGAACTCGAACAGGCTGGTCGCCTCGGCGAGTTGCGCCGGGTCGACGGTGACGCTGTAGGCGGTGGTCATGAGACGATGACGCGGTGCACGTACTCGGTCGAGGCCTGCAGGCTGTCGACGGTGAAGACCTCGCCGGTGTCGGCCAGCGTGAAGGTCTCGCTGCGGCGCGGCGGGGACGGAACCTCGGCGACGCGCACCTCGACCAGCCCGGTGTGCTGCGCGATGGCGGCGGCGGCCTCGCCGGAGCGCGTCAGGTCGCGGCTGACGAGCACCGTGCACGCGGTGGCGACGGCATCGCGATCGGTGTAGGTGGCGGCGAGCCCGAAGACCGCGAAGTTGCGATCCAGGGCCCGCGTCGCGCTGGCGTCGAACAGGCTGGGCACGGCCGCTCAGGCGATCATGGCGATCAGGCGACGGTGCCGGGCACGCCGGTGAACTTGACCGCCAGCGAGGTGACGCCGGAACCTGCGGCCTCGAAGGCGCAGGCGGCCGGGCCCGTCACGTCGCCCGTGGCGGGCGTGGCGGCGTTGTCGTCGAATGCCGCGGCGCTGGCGTCCCAGGTGAGGGTCTCGCCGTTGGCGATGACGGCGCCGGACACCTTGGGCACGGTGAAGACGCCCTCGATGCACAGTTCGCCGGTGGCGCCGTTGGCGACCGCCGCGGGCGCGACGCCCAGAAGGTTGCCGACGCGCACGACCTGGCCGGCGGCGATGGTGGCGCCGGCGGTGAAGCTGATCACCGCGCCGCGCTGCTGGTAGTTGTTCATGCTGGGTGCTCTCCGAGTCAGGGTTCAGCTCCCGGCGCTTCCGGCGCCGGGCTTGCTGCTGGATCAGGCGCCGTCCGCGCGGTGCAGGCCGCGGAAGTCGATCACCTTGGCGCCGAAGTCGAGCCGGCACTTGTAGGACACGCCGTCGACCTCGAAGCCGACATCACTCTCGATCACCGGGCCCTCGGCGCCGTCCAGGTAGCAGTACTCGACGGTGTCGACCATCGAGCTGTCGCTGGCCAGATACCAGGCGGTGGCGCTGGTGCCGTCCAGGACGGCTTCGACGACCGGCTCGAGCGCGGTGCGGCCGCCGGCACGGAACTCGTTGATCGTCGCGCTGGTGGCCGGCACGTAGTTGGCGCTGGTGAGCTGGTACGCGGTCTGCTCGAGCGCGGCCGGGACGATGAGGTAGCGCGGCGCGATGTTGAGATCCTCGCCGTTGGGGCCGAGCATCTTGCGCATCATCGCGCGGCTGGTGGCCAGGGCCGCGAGCGCCAACGCGCTGCCGCCGCCGGTTGTCAGGTTGGCGTGGCCGCCCGTCGTGGTGATGGCGGTGGCGTTGAACAGCGCGCCACCGTCGGACAGGTTGGCGTTGGCGGTGAGCTGGCTGTAGACGGTGCGGTTCTCGAGCCGGCGTGCGGCGAAGCCGAATGCGCTGACCAGGCGCTCGAAGCCGCGCAAGTCGTCGTTGATGATGGCCTGGCGGGTGAGTGCGACGATGCGGCCGTAGGTGATGACGGCGTAGGTTTCGGCGCCGTCCTTCATGGTCCCATACTTGAACTCGCCGTGCTCGTTGGTCTGCAGCAGCGACGGGGCGCCCGACAGCTGCACGACGCTGATGTTCTTGAAGTCCGGCGCATTGGGGCCTCGGCGGGCCCAGGTGACGTAGGTCCCGGGGTTCTCGTCATAGGCGCTGCGCAGGCGCTTGTTGGCGACGTTGGCGAACAAGCTCGAGAAGTCGCCGGTGCCGTGGTAGCCGGTACGGAAGTGCAGGATGCGGGTGGCCAGGGCGACGCGGTCGAGGCCCCGGGTCTGCTGGCCGTGCGCCTCGAGGTACTCGCGGCCGATCTCGAGCAGGGAGCGGCCGCGGTACTGTCGGCCGTTGTCGTCGAGGGTCTGGCGCGGGTCCAGGCGATGCAGGATGGCCTGCTCGATGCCGGCCATGCGGGTGGTCATTTCGTCGCGCACGGTGTCGATACGGCCGACGTTGCGATGGCCGCCAGCGGCGGCGTCACGCACGGCGAGCTCGGACAGCACGGCGGCGCGCGCGGCGTCCAGGCCGCCGCCGGCGCGGATGAGGCCGGCGGCGAGCTGCGGCACGCCGTGGCGGACGCACAGGTCGGTGATGTCGGCGGCAGCGGCGGCGAGGTCGGCCGCGCGCTGGTCGAGGGCCGCGGCGTCGGTGGCCGGCGCCTGGGCGGGTTGGTTGCTGGCAGAGGCGCCGGTGTCGACGGTCGTGTCCATGAGGGTCCTCGTGGTGGCGGGTTGGGCGGGTGCCCGGGTGGCGGCGGCAGGCGCCGCGACGAACAGGCACGGGGTGCCGGGATCGGAGGCCGCGCGGGTGCCGGAGAGGTGGTCGGCCGGGATCGGCACGAACGACAGCTCGGCGGGCTCCCAGTCGACGGCGCGGTAAAGCGGGACGTTGGCGCCATCGGTGCGATTGGCGGCGGCGGTGATTTCGTAGCGGCGGACGTTGTAGCCGACGCTGATGTTGCGGATGACGCCGGACTGGATGTCGCGCACGATGCCGGCGATGTCGTCGCGCTCGCTGAGCTGCAGCGTGGCCAGCCCCTGGCCGTCGCGGATGGACGCGGCGGTGACGACGCCGATCTGCGCGCTCAGGTCATACGTCGAGTGCGTATTGAGCACGGGCGCGGCGCCGCTGGCGAGGCGGGACATGTCGACGGCATCGTCGGAGACGACGAGCTCCTCGTCGTACTGCTGGCCGGTGAACCAGTCGAAGCGGCGCACGCGGGCGCCGGTGGTCCAGACGACATCGACAGTGCGGGCGGCGGCGTCGAAGCTCTGCGGGCTGAGGGCCGCGGCGCGGCGCTGCGTGGGCAGCACGCGCGCACCGGGGGCGGCGGTGGCGGTGTCCGGCGTCGGGTGCATGGTGCCGCACTGTGCGCGCGCGGCTGTTCCATTTCCAGGAAAAGTGGGACGATTTGGGCTGCTGCTAGCCCGCAGCCGCTGGCGCGGCTAGGGGGCGATGACGAGCAGCTCCTCGCGCCGGCGGCGGCGCGGGCGCTTGCGCGGGGGCAGGATGCTGAGGGGCTCGAGCTCGCCGGGGCGCCAGTGGCGGCCGCGGCGCGCGAAGGGGCTCGCGCTGTCGTCGTCGTCGTCGAGCGCAGTCTCGTCGCCCCAGGAGCCGGCGAGCCAGGCGCTTGGTAGCCATGCGCCTGTGAGCCAGGTGTATGGGGTTGTCATGGCGGGACGGATGGGATGGCCACTACCTCACGCCGGCCGCCACGGGTCGGAGCCCGGCACGCCGGAGCCGGCCAGGGGCACGTCGTTGACCTGCTTGACGTTGGCCGCGATTGGCGCGATCTGCGCGGCGGCGAGCACGGCGGTCGCCACGTCGCCAGGGCAGGACGCCGAGAGCGCGGCAAGCAATCGGTAAATCTCCATCATCTGCTGCTCGCCGGTCAGGCCGTTGGGCATGGCGGCGCGCCAGATTAGCGAGTAGAGGTAGGCGTCGGTTGCGTTGAGGGTTGCCGCGTCCGTTGCGCCTGCGGCTGCGAGGATTGCGGAGACGGCCTCGGCGGACGCGCCGACGGGTGCTGTGCTGGCGGATCCATCGGCCGGCACGATGGCGGCGGCCGCGACTGAGGCGGAGGCAA